ACGGAGTTTCTGTTGGACTTATTGAGTAAATAATGTCCGCTAGGTCTTCTCTTATGCCGACTGTTTGGTATGTTTGATATACAGCCATTGTTCTTCTCCTCTAAGGTTAGTTGTTTACAAATAACGCATTAAAAGATCAGTTGCGTCTTTTGGACTTCCTGACTTTTTAAGCATTTTAATTCGTTCCAACCTAGATTGTTGATTTTGTTCTTCCTTAGTTGATTTAACGCCTGACTTAACAAATTTTGATGGCTTGACTTTTTTGCTAACTAAAGTTGGTTTTAACTTTTTGTTATCATTATATTTCATGCCGTCAACAATGACATCAAACATTCTTGAATCATAAACTGAGTTTACGTCTTTATCGCTAAAGCCTTTGCTCAATAAATAATTAACCATGTTTGATTTAAGAGAATTACCTTTTACAGGATCTTGCAATTCAGGGTACTTCAACGCAACCTTTTTTTGCTCTTCTCTTAGAACCTCTTGAAACTGAGATTGTTGATGATCTCTAAGTTTTTTCTGAGCTTGAGATATAGTTTCTCTCCTTCTTCTTAACTTACGATCAATCTTCGCAGCTTCAGTTGGATCTTCTTCCCAAAGTCTATCAAGTTCTTTGGAATTTACATCGCTGTTAATCTCTGCGTTTAACGTCAACACAAGGGAGTTTAAATCTTCCATCTTAGTTGAATACGTTTTCGCTAGACGTTCTTGTTCAGCTTTGATTTCTCTTCTTTCAAGAGCTATCTCTTCTGTTTTACGTCTATAGTCGGCATCCTTCTGATAACCTGCTTTTAATTCTTCAAGGTCAACATCAATCTTTTCACCATTAACAATAACTTGGTGTAGATTGGTTTCTTGTTCGTTACTAGCACTCTCTTCCGATGCTTCTTCTTGAACTGGAGCTTCCTCTTGGGGTTGAGCTTCAGGTTGTTGTTGAACTTCTTGATTATCTTCAGCTTTCGCCTCTGGTTCTTTCTGTTCAACTGGTGCTGCCTCTTCTTGAGGTTTAGAAATTACTCCTTTGGAGTCTAATAAACCTTCAATATGTTTTGCTGCACCTTGTACTGAATCTTTATTCAGTAATGGGTTTGTTTCTGACATATTGTCTATCTCCTATTTTTAAGCTGTCGTATGACTTGGCTTATTTTAACCTGGATTGGTTAAAATTTTTTTTCTTGCTGTTGTTTTCGGAAAACCTCTAATTGTTTCTCTGCAAGTTTTCCTGTTTCAAGAATACTTTGTAAATGTTGCTCCACCTTACCAACAACATTATAGGCGATCCAAAGTTTTTCTCTGGTATCACCCTCTTTAGCACCTGTTTTTTCTAAAAGTGCTTCAGAGTAAATTTTTTTAAGAGTATTTACAGACTCTTTAAAAAGTTCACTCTCTAAAATTTGTTTTGCCTGGTTGGATCGGCTGACTTCCTCCGACCTCCTGGCTTGATCTTTCGTTTCCATCTATACCTTGTACTTGCTTAGTAAACATATTAGCAGATTGTTGTGCTTTTTCAAGAATCTTTGATTGATTTGCCATCATCATCTTGTCTAAGTCTGCATCTGCTTTGAGTTTAGCTGTGTCAAGTTGTGTATTATACTTTAATGCCATTTCTTTTATCTTCGCTTCAAACTCTAATGCCATTTCTTGAGATTTTTGTTGTAACTCTTGGTACTGAAGCTCAAGATCAGCAATTTTTCTTTTGTTCTCTGCATCAATTCTAGTAAATTCAATTTTTTCTATTGGTGTTAAAGGTGGCGGACTAGGTGGTGGCATCATTTGCTTACCTAAATCAGGATCAACAAAGTAACTTTCCACATTTTTTAGTCCTGCGTTCTCAATAATTTTAGATAATGTGTTATACATATTCTTCAAAGTAACCATTGGCATCTCTTTTCCGCCTTGCAATGAGAATGCTTGTATTTGTCTTTCTAAAATATTGTTTAAAAGTAAAATTTGTTGCTCTTTTGAACCTGTGCCAAGACCTACTACGATATTAATATTAAATTTATCTTTCCATTCAGTAGGTTTTACCGGTACATACTGATTATTTAGCATTACAACTCTTTCTTTGTCCTGATATTTCACCATTAGTTCAAAAATTTTTCTAAATAAATCTTTAACTCCTGTTTCGGCAAAGATTCTAGCAATCAATTCTGATCGCATTTGCGTTTGTGTCATTAAAGCATTAACACCAGTTGCGGTCTTTGCAGATAATGTGTCTGGATCTAAGCCTTGAACTTGTTTAGATATTCCTGTTCTTACTTCTCTAACAGAATCTAAGTAAGATAATAACGGAAACGCTTGTTGTGAAATCGGTTGAGCTTGTAAAGGCTGCATCACTTGACCTGGAGGTTGCTTAGTTCTTACTACACCGCCTGGTCTTGTCGTTAATAAATCATCCATGTTTACCATTCCATCCATAATGGCAACTCTGTTGTTATTAGTTAAATACATATTATCTAATAACTGCCTCATCACAGTAGATTTCATTAATTGAATATCTTCAACTAACTCTGAAAGTGATCTACCATAAAATCTGTGTGGCATTGGAATAGGTGTCACAGTTACGAAAGGAACATTATCGCATGGCATATTTTCTAATACTGAATATCCATCATCACCTGCTGAAATAATTTTTCTAAGTTCTGCTATACCATCACCATCGTAATCGTATTTTACATAGCTTTCGTAAACTAAAACTTTTTCTGTAGATTTATCTGCTGGTGTATCTACAGGATATTCGTCAATATTTCTTTGTCTAACTATTTCTTCATTGTTATAAATATCTATGCTTGAAGTTGGTAATGACATAACTTCCTCTTCGTCAAAACCCATTTGAATAATCTCTGATCTTGTCATCAATACTTTGTGAGAAACGAACTCAGCATCGTCAATAGATTTTGCAGTTCGGTCTATTAAAAATTCTTCAGGTGGTATTGATTCAATTTTAATTTTGCCGGTCTTTTTAACTCTTTTGATTTTACAATTATATAAATTGAAATCTGGTGTTTGAACTTGTGATGTATCTAAGCCTTGTGCCTCTAATGTTTTAATCTGTTGCTCAAACGCCTCTTTAGCTTCTGTGTTCTCAGTAACTTCTTCTTCAACAACCTCTATCTCATCTTTGGTATCGTTAAGAGCTTCTTTTTCTGCTGCTGTTAAATTTTTATAAGTTTCATGCTCTACTGTTTCAGCTTCATCATAATAAACTTTTAAGAAACCATTTTTTTCAATCAAAGCATCTTTGAAAAAATTATATAATAATTGGAAACCATTATTGTCTTTGTAGAAAACATGATTTAAGTAAGCTGTCGCTTGGTCTGCCAAAGGAACATCCTCTGCCGTAACTGGATCGCATCTCACCACTTTGTCGGATGCTGTAAAAATTCTAAGTAAGTTTGGAAGTATGCTTTCTACTGTATCAGCTACGTCTGTTGATACCACTTGTGATCTGCCGTCTATCTCTGTACCAAGTTTATCTCCTAAATAATATTCAATAGATTTTTTTCTTGATTGAGATAACTGACCGCCTAAATATCCTAACGCATTTGAAATTTGGTTGCTTAGAATTGTTCTAAGTTTTGGATCTGCTATTTCTATGATTTTTTTCTTTGCCATTTTATAATTCCATACCCCATCTTATTCTAGGAGTTTTTTGAACTTCTTGCCAAACTCTATTTGCTCTTGTAGTCCAACCTGTATTTTTTTTAAAAATTTGAACCATTTTTTCTTTTTTAAAATTTACAGCTTTTAAACTACTACCACTTTCGTAATCCAAAGTATAAGTAATAATTTTTTTACCACCCATAGTTTGCCAAACTTTTATAGCTTTAGAATATAAAAAACTACAAGTACCTTTTGGTGCATTATCTAAAACACAGTTTCTATTTATTTCTAAAGTTAGTTTATCATCTAACTTTCTTGAAACAGGTCTGCCTACTATAACTACACCTACCAATTTATTTTCAAAAACTGCTCCTAAACTAAATTTATGACCCTGACATTTTTTATTATGTCTATGATATTTAGTAACAAA